CAAATCCTCTCAATGAGAAGAGGGGGGCGAGGTGCCCCCCTTCATCAATTACGACTCTGCCACATCCGTGACCTTGCCGCCAGCGAGGACGTTATCAGACAGGAGTTCCATCTGGTAATACCACGCGACTTCAAAGGTCGCAGCGGTCGTCTGCCGGAAGAAGGGCACGTTGTCGAAGATCTCACTGATCGGACGCGGCACGTCATTATCCCCGACCCCGATGAAGAAGTGGTCGGTGTTCAGGCCGACGATGACGTTCGGATCGAAGTAGGGATCCGCATACCACGGCACGCCGCTGAACTCGTAGGGAGTGAGGCCATCCTCGGCCGCTTCCTTCTCCCGACGCCCGATGCCACCTTCGAGGATCCCCGGCTTGGAGAGGGCGAAGTAACGCTCACCCGCGAGGATCTCATGGTAACGCCGAACGATGGCGAGGTTGGAGAGATAGGCGTTGATCAGACCGCCGCCCTTCTCCCGAATACCGTCCTGAAGCTGGAGGAGGACATCCTCAGTCAGGGGGCGATTTGTCCCGCCGTTGGAGAGTTCAACCGGAATCCAGAACTCGTTCCCCGAAGTCGTGCGGTCGAGCCCACCGTAGTTACCAACAACCGTCGCCGGGTTGGAACTATCGATGACCCCAAGCAGCCCGTTGCAGTGGAGCGAAGTCGTGGTAACCGACACGTCGCAGGTGTCTTCGATGACGAAGTAGTCACCCGCAGCCGTCGAGGAGGGGTTAGCACTCGTCTTGACCGTGCGATTCTGCACATCAACACCAGTGATCGTGAGGGAGTCCCCACGCTTGGTGTCGTTGTCTGAAGTCGCCATGATATCAACCACCATGCCGGTCTCCAGACGCGGGAGAGCCGAGACAGTGATCGGGGAGGTGTTATCCGCCGCCGGGAGGTAGGCCAGAGCACCGCGACCGTCGCCGATCAGGTCGGAGTTGAGGTTCTTCAGGATCCGGTTCCTGAATCCGTCCTCCATATACTGAAGCGCTTGCTGGAAGGCGAACTTGTCCGTGCGAGAGTCCTGAATGAGCTTCCACGACATGTCGTAGATACCCACATACTCCTGCAGGGCAAACGTCGCCTCGGCCGTGTCAGGGGCGAGAGCGGTGGGGAGCGATCCACCTTCCGCGATGCCCTTGAACGCGCCCGGGTTGGCGACCGTGATGGGCATAATAAACTGCCCGCGTCCGCCCATAGGCTTCTTGACCTTGCTCAGCATGTTCCACGTCGGGGATTCACTGTTGAACAGGTAGAGAACCTTGTTCACCCCATACGTGTAACGCATGGCCTCGATGATGTTGGTAGTGGTAGTTGCCATTATCGAATCCTAACCTACTCGGCTAGATCACACCCATTAACAAGAATCTTACTCTTCTCCTCTAGCTTGGAGAACTTCCCAGAGAGAGTCGGCCACGTCGCGGGCCTTTTCGTGACCCTTCAATCCAATCGGTTTGGAGGGGGAACCCGTTCCACCCCTACCCGGGAGTCGAGGAGCGCGACGAGCCGCGTCAACCTTTTCCCTCTGGGTCCGGGTGATGGCGTCCTGAATCTGTCGCCAGCGAGCGGCGAAGATCTGTGGGAATTCCTCATCAAGGTCATTTCCCTCATACGCGAGGTAGATTTCCTTGGCGAGATCCGCAGCCTCAGGCGGGTAGCCACCGTCCTTGAGCCAATTGTTGATTTTGGAGTCAAAATCCTGATTGCCGAATCGACCAGCGACTTCCTGCACTGCCTTGCGGAGAGTGAGGAGTTCGTTATACATTCCCTGAATGATCTGATCTCGTTCCTTGAAAGCCTGCACAACGGGTGCGAAGCCCTGATTTCGGATCACATCAACCAACTTCGCGGCCATTTTGCCATCGATATACTGGGCCGAGGAGAGTTCGTTGAGGAATGGGTCGTTGACCGCCCCGCCCTGTCCACCCTGTCTGCGGAGGAGTTCCGCAGCGATGGATTCAGCACGCTGGCGCTCGGCAGTAATTCGTTCCCTCTCTACCTGAATCTCTCGCTGAAGATTCTCCCTTTCCCTTGCGAGAGCTTGATTCTTGCGGGTGTGATCTGCCTGTAAGCGTTTGTAGAGTTCACCATACTTGACCGGCTGCTCACCAAGGGAGGGATGCCTCACAAGGGTGTCATCGGTCAGCTCGAATGTCCCGTTTCCCGCACCCGATGGCGTGGTTGGCTCTACCCGCCCACCTTCCCCACCGCGAGAGGGTGAAGGGGTAGGAGTAGCAGTCTGACCCATCTGAGATGCCGAACCGGGGATTGTAACTTCAGGCATTTGCGCCTTTCTTGCGAGTTCTCACAACAAATTCGCCCAACTGGTTCATCTGATCAGGGATGAGTGGTGGGGATGGTTTGGTGGGATGATTCGCGGGTTAAAGAGAGTGTGTCGGAGTGACACACCCGTTGAGTAGGGACATTATAGCAGAAAATGGGGAAAAGATCAACCTTTCCACGCTCCTTTTCCAAAAATTCTCACCCCCGCCCATCTCCACCAGCTCATGGGGGAGAATTTGCCCAATTTCGACTCTTTCTGCATACATTGACGAAATAACCGGTCTGTTTCTGCTCGGGAGATGGGAACTTTGTTTCCTTTCCAATATTCCCTCGGATCCAGACCAGTGCGGTAGGAGAAATCATGCTGCCAGCAGCAATGGACGTGAAAATCGGGGACTCCCGTGCAGCCATCGGAGTTTTTACTCGCCCATTTCCTCAACCAACAGAAATAGGGGCGATCCGTGTCGGGATCAACAACCTGATCCGCCATTTTTGTTCCACTTTTTGGCATTTTTCGCAAAATTAGCCCTCCGCCTGACCGCAGGGGAGGGGGAATCCATCGCGCTCATGACTTTTCCCATCGGGATCTTCTCTCCCTGAGGGATCCCGAGATCCTCGTGGAGCATTCCTTTGTGGGAAGGGGCGATTTTGATCGGTTTTCTCAACTTTGCCATCACTTCACCTCAACATTCAGGGCGGAGAGGAGAGATTCGAGTTCGGGGGTCACTTTCCCCTGCGCTTGAGTGAGAAGGATCCGCCGTTTGGTGATTTCCTTCTTCTGATTCCGATACTCCTCTTCCAACCTATTCTCCTTCCCATCAAGGTCGGAGAGTGCGGCGGTGATTTTGTCTCCTAATGCGCCCATTATTGCCTCCCGGGGAATTGGAGATTGCTCCTGATCATATCTGAAGCAGATGCGATCTGCTGTTCGGGGGTGGGGTCCATCCTTGCCCTGTCCACCTGCGCCCCAACCTGATGAAGGGCCGCGTCAGTAACCTCCGCCGCGACCTTCGCCGCAGTCTGCTGAGTCGCATTCGCCACCGCTGCGTGCATCATGGTGGAGTTCATCGAGTCCTGCTGCGCCTGATAACGCTGCTGGAGGATCTGCGAATGCTGATTCCACCGATCAAGGAAGAGTTGCTGAATTTGGGGAGAGGCTTCGAGGAACTCGGTGGTCTGCATCTCTGCTTCGAGTTCATCGAGCATGGGTTCGTGGTCCCAGAAGGGCATGACAGGGGGGACATTCTGCCCCTTCCACAATTTATCAATCAACTGCTGAGCGAACTTCCTACTCTGGCTCTCCTTCCCTTCTCTCCCATAATCACCCATTTTCAGATCCGCCGCAATCTTCGACTTATCCAACCTCCCCGTGCGATCATCGGTGTAGAGGATGGAAAGGGGCGAGGAGAGACGCTCCTTGATCCGCGCTTCATTAAGGGCCTTGAGTTCGGGGACCATTGATCCGCGATCAATCTTGATCGCGTAATTCGACCCTGCCTTGAAAATCTTGTCCTTGTGGAACGATAACACCTCATCCCGTTGGTTGTGATCAGTGTAATGGAGGGTCCGCAGGGGCGGGTAGAATTGCTTCACCCGATTGATCCGCATCTGCTTGACCTTCGCCATTCTCTGTCCGAGGTGCTGATACAACATCCCCCATTCACTATCAAGGATCTCCTGCAACATCGGGACAACCATCGGGCCTCTCATCTGCCCCGGGAATTTGTTTTCCTGAAACAAATCATTCCCGCCCGCGATCTGCTGGAAGATCTTGGTTGACAGATCCACGCTCTGCATGAACCATGAGGGGAGTTGGGGGCCTCCAAGGCGCGCGACCTGCGGCTGCCCACTCTCACTAATCCCCTTCTCAATAATCCCCGGCGAGTCGGTGGGGATGTCTTTTGCAGTCAGCGGACCACCGAGGAGGATCTTGTCATAAATACTCGCGTTCGCTTGCTCCCCGAGCTGGGAGATGCGCTTATTGATGAACTTTTGAGGAGGGATCAGGTCGGTGATGTAGTCCTTCGACCAGAATGTGGTAGTGGTGGGGTGGAAGTGGAAATCGACAATGGGGATTTCCCCATAGGGGTTGTCATCATCGAAGAGAATCCGCTTGTTTGGGATGAAGATGGTATAGCGCCCGTTGGGGTTTTTGGTGGAGGTGGGCTGGAACCGCTCCACAACCACATACATGTCCGGGTCGTCCTCACCCCTTTCCCCCTGCACCATGGGGATGAGATCCTTGATGAATAGTGATGCAGTGGACTCCCCCGCTTGGGTGAGGGAAGTGGTGACGATCTTCAACTCCTTATCAGGATCAACATCAAGTTCACTCCCAATAAAGTCCTCAATCCATCCCCGCGTGCGGATCTTTGCAATATACACCGCCTGATCAGGGGCGAGATCCTCAATGGAGCGCACACTCTGGTCCACAAACACATTCAGCGGCCCGAGCACCTCACTCCCCACATCCCCGACCATTTCGATTTCTTCATAGATCTCAAACGCCTCCGGAGGCTGACCCTGCTGGATCATCATCTCCTTCGTCTGCTCATCCACTATCTCCCCACTCTCCACATGAGTGAAGAGGAGATTCCCATTCTCATCAAACTGCGGCGAGGCTTCGATGGTCGCGTTGGGGATCCATGGGATGTATTCAAACGCAACCCCTCCTGTCAGCAACCAATCGGTGATCTCCCACGTCCGCGCGGGTTGGTCGAGCTTCTCATCGAGGGCGAGGATCAGCTTATCCACCACCTCCGCATCGCTCTGCGCTTGGGGATCCTTCCTATCAGGAGAGGCGTAGAATTGGAAAGCGAGGGAAGTTAACCTCCCCGCCAACTTACTCTTCGCAGGGGCGATGAGGTTGAACCTGAGATACAACTTGTTCGGCTTGTGCTCCTCCACCACTAGACCGCCCGGTGAAGAGGCGATATAATGCTCCCCCCAATCGAATGCGAGGGAGGTGAGTACGCGCGACTCCACCCCTCCCGTCTTTCGATTCTTCTGCTGCTGGAGGCGCTTGAAGTCCTTGGAGAATGCCTCCAAATTCTGCGCGTCCTGCTTTTCTTTCTCTTCCTGTTCCATCAGATCGAGGGGAGCCATTTTATCAGTCCTTTTCCTTCTCACACGTAGGGCAGAGTTCGGGGCAGGTTTCAGACGACCTGATCGCCAGTTCGTGATTCTTCGGGCAGAGGTAGATCAGCTTCCCTTCCTTCTCCAGCGCGATTATCTTCACCCAAAACGCCATCTTTCTTCTCTCCATTCACCGCGATGTCAAGCGGGATCCCAGACATGACT